CTTTGACAGACAGGTTGCTTGATGCAGATCCTTTGTGGGCATGGGAACCTTTTGCCATTACTGAAGAAGGATTACCTGCCTTTGATAAATCGGGTGGCTTGTGGATAAAACTGACTGTATGCGGCCATACAAGAATCGGTTACGGCCATGCGGAAGCGTCAACCTACAAAGAGATCGGAAGCAGAGAGAAAGAAGTCATTGGCGATGCTCTCAGGAATGCCGCTATGCGGTTTGGTGCCGCTTTAGACTTGTGGCATAAGGGAATTCTGCACGGTGATGAAGATACAGAGGACGAAAAAAAGCCGGCCAAGAAAGAGCCTATCAAGAATGCTGAACAGGCCCAAGATGCCATTGAAAAAGCACCGATTAAAAAGCAGTTGAATGATGCAATGGGTGGCATGACAGACGGTGGCAAAAAAGCATTCTTCCTGTGGCTGACTCAAAAGTACGAAGGCACCGGCGTGAAGGAACTTACCATGATGCTCAAAGACATTGCAACGACTAAGGTGGAGTTCTTAGGGGAGCAGGACGTTCCCGAGTTTGATGACGATGTGCCGATGTAGAGGAGATGTGATATGCAAGACTTTGAACTTTCAACAAATGAAACAGCGAAAATCATCGAGAGCCTTGCTGACACCGGAGGCTTTCTGATTAAAGGTAGCGAGTTGCGGCATTGGGTAGCACATTACGTCAACAAGGATAGGGCAGAGCGGTTGTCTGAGTTGCCGGATATAAATGAGATATTGGAAATAATAGAATCGAGTGCTAAAGGGATGGGTCCGATAAATTATTGGGTATCAAAAGCAATCGCAAAGAGGATAGGAAAGGAGAAATGATGGAAAAGCCTGAAAAGAAAGAAGAGTTTTATGTTACAGATATAGGGTACAACAGAGCCATCGACGACTACGAGGCATATCACAACCACGTAATGTCGGAATTGCCGGATGCAGAGGAGATATATTCTCTTATCGACCCCTGTATAGTTTCCAGGAGGCAGATCGCCAAGGCCATTGCTAGGCGCATTGGAAAGGAGTGAGGAATGGAAGAGCATACATGGGAAGCATACCGAAAGAAGAATCCAGAACTGTACGGGTGGTTTGACGCAAAACCATGTTATACCTGTGACGGGAAAAAGGATTGCTTCGGGTGCATAGAATATTCACGGTGGATTAATGGGAAGCCAGAATTGAGGAAGGATTAGCGGGATGGAAATCTATCTCACGAAAACACAGGCCGGGTTTGTGCCAGCAACCATTGAAACCGAAGAATGGGCAAAGAAGATCAAGGCCGGTGCCGTCGTACACGCCGACTTCAAATTGATGCACAATTACCAGTTCTTTAAGAAATGGTGGTCATTGCTAACCGTGGGATTCGATAACTGGTCTGCACCGCAGATTGACTCTAAGTATGGTGTTCCTGCAAAGAATTTCGATACGTTCCGAAAAGACGTTACCATCTTGGCAGGGTTTTTCCATGTCGACATCCGACTGGACGGCAGCACCCGGGTTGTGGCCGACAGCATATCTTTTGCCAGAATGGAACCGGAAGTATTTGAAAAGCTCTACAACGGCAGCATTAACGTATTATTGAAGCATATCTATGACAGTGATATGACGAAAGAGAAACTTGATAACATCGTCAACCAATACATGAGCTACACGTAAGGCAGAGTGAGGTGGGAATGATTAACAAACTAGAGCAATTAGTCAAAGCCGGATACAAGGTATGCATACGCACCCGATGGACTGACAATGGCTGGGATGTGTGGATATATCACTACGATTACACGATTCAGAAAGAACGTCCTTCATTCGCATGGGGGTACGATTTAGAAGAAACATTGGACAGGTCGATAATTGAAAGAAAAAGACTCGATACACTATAAACTATGGGCAAAATAAAGAGAGGGGATAAGATGACTGATTTAACAGAACGCAGAGCAAAGTTTGTGTACAACGGGGCAAGAATTGCAGCAGAGGCTTCAAGTGCTCCGATTATACCTGATCTATGGAATGACAGAGAAGAACCTTTCAAGGCACAATTCAGAAAAGTTATTGAGAGGCAATGCGGTGAGCAGAGGAGCAAGTCACCAGAAGAACTACACGGGAGCTGGATGCAGGCTTATTATGCAATGGGATGGATATATGGTGACAAGTATGACCGGGAAAGAAAAGTCCATCCTGATTTAGTGCCGTATGCTGATTTGGGGCAATTAGAGCGTGACAAGGATGCTGTATTTGTTGCTTTGTGTGAGATAGCAAGACAATGGATATATTAACAGATATGACTAACGAAGAGAAACAGACAGCATCCATGCACCCCTACCATTGTGATTGTGAACTATGCAGAAGGTGGTGGAAATGGATTAACTGGTTATCTCCTCATAGGTGGCGAGGACTTTGAACTTGTGAAAATACCCGAAGGCTACTCTGACAGCCCAATACTTTATGTATCGTCGCCACCACGCATTCTTCCTTCTGGTCATAACTTCAAGGTAAACATTGGCGGCTTGCTCTTTCGTGACAACTGGAACAGAATCTATCCGACAAAGATAATCATGGATAAGTCCACCTCTGACTGATGTTCCGGTTATAATAGGGACACTTTCCTTGTCATATACAAACCCTTTGGGGACGGTGATCGTGCACCCCAGAACAACGCTCTTGAATCTATACGGTGCCAGAAGTCTATAATACTTGTAGTTATCTATCAGTTCTTCTTTGATATTCATCAGTACCCCCAAAGACTTTCTGGTTTATCCCTATTATCAACATGGACGAATTTATACTTACGGTTAATCCCTATTCTCCTAAACCCTGCCAAAACTAGACCCGTTACAATTCGCATAAGTGTCCAATTAGAAGTGAATTTTATATCCGCTGCCTTACCTTCTATGTGGTTCAGGCTTGTTGACCCTACTGCAAGGTTATGAGCCTCGCAACGACAACCTGAGTTTATAATATAAGGTACGTTTGAGTAATCACGGGCGAGGTCAATCCTTTTTAAAAACCCCTTATCCATGTCGCACTTGCCGCATTTATCTTTGCAGGCAAACTCAAAGAGGATGAAGTTGTTCACTTCCTTTGCTCCCTCAACTCTTTAAATATCTCATGCTGCACCAATTTGATTTCAGCTATATCTTGCTGAATAGCACTCGACCGTTCATCGCATAATGCTTTTGACATATACCCGTTAGTACCTTGAGATCGCCATTTACAAAGTCCTGTAATAACTATCCCACCAAAAGTCAAAATCTCAGGCCCTACTACTACTGCATCTGCCATTAACATTTTAGACATCCTATTTAGCTACTTCCTTAGGGTACTGTTACTCCATAATTATGCAGCGTTACCCAAACACCCGCAGTCCACTGTAATGTTAAAGTGTCGCCAGCAGTGTCAAAAGTAAATGTTTCCGGTGAAGATGTTTCATGGTTAGCTACCGATAAGCTTACGGTGCCGGTTGCCACACTCCCACAAAAGATAGTTTTAATAGCCCCATTTATCCCACCACCAGCTAATGTAACTGATATCGCCGCGATTATACCTGAGACATAAGAAAACCCTTTTGTTGATAATACGCTATTTGTAGAAACGACTTCATACGCACCTGGTAGCTCCACTGCATTACCACCAGCATCCGTAACTACTCCGGTACAATTTAACAGCAATGGATTCATCTCAACATTTTCTATAGTAATTGCTCCATCACAGTTGGACAACAAAACCTCGCTACCTGTGTTAATATTAGTAGTGTCAATAGTTGCGTTAATATTTGTCATGGAGATGGCTTTTTGAGAACCATCATAGAAGACCTGGATATAGTTTGTATTACTAACAGACAATCCAGAAACGAACCAAGACATTGTACCGGCAACTCCATCTGACCAGTTTACATTATCTACTACAACCCCTACATTAAAACCTCCAGCGGAGTTACACTGAATCATATCAGAAGCATTTAAAATATAGGCAGTGGTGTTCTTTACTGAAAAATGCTTAGTCGTATCAAGAGTAAATATAATAGGACTATCACTTGTAAGATCAATAATCTGAAGCCCATCAAAATGAACACTTTTTGCACTATCAACATTTATAAGGGCAACAGTACGGTTTGCGGAAGTTGAGATTCTTACGCCATAGAAATTAATATTTCTAATTGCTGCACTATCTACATCAATAAGTATAGTATCTGTAATATCCGTTTCTGAAGAAAAATTATAGAAGTTTATATTCTCGCATGTAGTTCCTATTTTCATAGGAGATTCACAAGACAAGTCATAGAATGAAGTATTTTGTGTATTTATTAAGTCAATTGCAAGCGGTCCTGTTACCCCACCTACATAAATCTTATGAAACTCTCCATATAGTATAGCATTTATCCCCGTAGCTTGAATCGCCCCATAGCAATTTTCCCCGAAAGAAATGCCCTCAAAATAACTTACATTATTACCACTAAAAAGTAGCGCAAAGTCTGTTCCACCTTGCCCAGTAATATATAGTTCTTTTACAGATAGATAATGGCCAGATATCTGTAAAGCATTTCCTGCTAAAGTATTATTGTCAAAGGTTATATTTTCAAGTGCCCCAACATGACAGCCCATCGAATAGCCAGTTAAAGTCCCTGACAATTTCTTGAGGGTAGTTCCTATACTTGTATACCCAGATATTACCTTCCTTGCCCCTCTCACTGATTGTCCTGGCTGATCTTGGACAAGACCACCAGTATGCCCATAGGTGGTAGCGAGAAGTTCTACATTGACACCAGTAGCAAGAGCGGCTTTTATTGCATCTGTCATATCTGTCGTGCCAGGAGTTGTATTTGTACCCCACCATTCCACATAAACTTCAGGCACTACCCCATCAGCAAATACTATAGTCCCATCACCACTAAATACCTGATACACTCCCGCCTTTAAAGGGCCGTTGATAGTAAGGGTGAAAGTATTACCAATAGAGAGAATTGCACCCTTTTCGATTATTACATTGATATTAGCTGGAATTGTTTCACTTGTAGAAAAGGTGTAGGTTGTAGTAGCCGCACCGGAGTTGTGCCGAAAAACTAAAGTGGCAGAATCAGTATTTATGGTATCAATATACGCTTTGGCAGACTTACCATCTCCAGCATCACCCTGGTCGGTCTCGTTGTAGTCAGGGAAATAAAGATTGCCTGAACCGTACACCGCAGCATAAGGGATTCCATCATCATCAAGAATGGCTTCAAACTGATCTCTTACAACATTCTTACTTGGGGCTACCCCTGTAGCACCATCCCATGTCGTTGAATTATAAGCTGTATCTGATATAGCTCCATTATTAACCAGTGTCAGGTTTTCAATAGCGTCCGCGGTTGCATTCCAGCCAAGATATGTGCTTGCCTGCGGGACAGGGAGTTCAAGGTCGGAAAGTGTTGAAGTAATCGCCAACTTAACAGACCTACGAGTATAATCCCACATCTTCTGCATTATATTTGTGAGTTTATCTAATGCGTCTTCGTGCGCTGAAGCGGGGAAGGCATCGTTTTCCTGATAATCGGTTAATTGTGTAATTTCAACGCCGTCTTTTGTGAGAAGAACACTTTCACCTGTGGCAGGGGCGGTGACAAATGTAACATTCCCGCCGGCATCAAGCCCTACACCGCTTACCGTATAGTGCGCGGCAATGGTTTGAAGAACATCCTCGACATATACTGCCAAATCATCTTCAGTCAGTATTTTGTTGGTGTAAGGATATGCGGTACTTGCCGCGGCAGTCGCGGTATAAGGCCATCTGAATGTTGGGGTTGATACTGTCATTTTATAACTCCTATTATTTTATCAAGAATAGCCAACCAAATCGGTGCAGTTAAAGACAGAATAGCGATTATCATTGGCCAATGTTTCATCGTTCTTCTTCCCTTATAAGGTCTCTAAGCCTTTTGGTTTCTTCCTTATTTGTTCGTGCAATATCTTTCATTTCATCTACCAATTTTCCCCACAAAAGCTTGTCTTGTTTAATCTCATTTATGATTGCTTTAATATCATCAAATGATAATGCTTGCGCTGAAATCCCCTGACCTTTTCTAAATGCCCCACCAAATGCCTGTTGTTTCCTCTGTAAATAATTGTCCCATCTTGCCCTTAAATCTACTTTGTCCATTGTTTTTTTATCAATACCCATATAATTTAGAAGTTTCTCAATGTGATCTATTGGGTATTTTGGTTCACCGGTTATTTCATCTATTTGCGGTTCAGGGTTAAAGATTGTACCCGTGTCATATTGGCGTGCCGGAACAAGTGTTTGTTTTAGTAATGTATATTGTGGGAAAACACTCAATATGTGATCCATCAACGGCGGTATGACTTTCTCAAAGTCGTTATACTGGATACCATCAATCGTAACCTCAACGCCCTTTTCGCCACTTACAAACTCCCTATCTCCAAAGGCCGATCTTCCTGTTATTCTTTCGTATGGGACAGTGACCATTGGTGACATCATATTAATAACATCAAACGTTGCAAAATCTGTTATAGTGTCAAAAGCATTTAATCCACGGGCATTAAAAAAGGTTACTTTCCCTTCTTCATTAGAAACAGGCCATAAATGATTAAAAACTTCGGGTATCCCGCCTTCCTCAATTTCCCTTGTCATAAATGGAAACATTTCTTTATAAACGCCTTCCCTTTGACCTTCAGATAAAGCTCCCAATCCCCTGGCGCCGACTGTTTTGAATGGATGTTTTGCCGGAAGTTTGGCGGCATACTTGCCCATGAAATAATACCAGTTATAAAAAGGCATTATCCGTCTAATATATTTACGTTCCCAATTTCCCGTAAGATTAAACACAGGAAGCGTTTCTTTTACTATTGCAATTATTGGTTCAACAAGTTCGGGAGAAGATTTCATTTCTGCCATTTTTGCCAAGATATTAGCTTCATCAACAGCAACGCCATCAGTCTTTAATAACTTTACAGCTTTTTCTCTTGCCAATTTCACATACAATGCCCTGACAAACGGCTGTTCAAACATCGTGTTGACTGAATAACCCCAATCTTTGGCTTTAGCAATATTCGCAACTGTCTTAGAATCATAAAGTTCCTTAACTAATTTACCAACAGCGGTATTAGCCGTTGTTCCAAGTTTAGGGTTGTACTTCATTACATTGGCAAACGAAGCCTTTAACAATTCGTCTGGAATTACGTCCTGATAAAGTTTCTGAAACCCCCTGCTATAACTTAACGGGCCAACGCCTTCCATTGTATTGAAGATTATATCGCCCATGACATTGTTCTTTATCCAACGAGGGACTAATGCCAAAACTGAGTCTTTCCAGATTTGTGTTGGTTTATCCATAACAAGTCTGACAATATCCTGAGCTTTAGAGGAACCAAATATGGGTGTCGCAAAAGATTCAAGTTCCTTCACAAGTTCACCGGGGACAAGATAAACAGGTTTGTTTTTACTCACACCAACCACCGTTATTGACATTTCACGTAAAGCATCGCCGATAGCCTCATCAAAGGTAGCGTTCTCCATCCGGTTTGATACTTCTTTATAGAAGTCTATCTTACGTTTATAGAATGAAAGGTAGTTGTCCGGAGCTACTATCTTGTATCCGGGATAAATCTTTTCCCCTACCTTCAAACCACCTGATACTTCTATAACGTCTTTTATGTTTACCTTTGTTCCAAATTTAGCCGTGAAATCAGTTATAAATGCTTCGGTGTTTTTGAACTTAATATATTCGGCTGTCCATTTTGGGAGTATTTCTTTGAGACTTTCGTTATATCCCTGTACTCCCTGTGACTTTTTAAGGAATGAAGGTTTATATCTCTTCCCCATAGTATCGGCAAAGAACGTACCCATCTTTGTATTAAATCTTTCAGGAAAGAAATGATGAACATATACAGGAGTAAAATCGCCAAATTCTTCAACAATCTGTCCCTTAGTAAGTCCAGTAGCTTTTTCAATAGGTTGAAACATTCGGTTTTCTATTATTTCGGGAGTCAACTTTCCCCTTGTAAGCAAGTCATCCTGAATGTTTCCAACTAAAGTTCTGTACCAACCCTCAAATCCTTTGAACTGTTCTGATGGTTCGTGAATTAAACTCAACCTTCCCTCAAGATATGGCACCATGACAGCTTGTTCTCCTTCAGTTAGGGTGTCAAGTTGCTTAAATATCTCGGTGTGCATCATTTGTCTTTCTTCAAAAGTAGCATCCTCATACATATTACGAGTGGAATTTAACAACTTCTTGGCTTTCCTTCCGGCAAACATTTCTTTCATTGCAGGATATTCTTCAAGCACTTTATCGAAGGATTGTTGAAAGATATGTTTTGTAAGGGGATTGTCTGAATATTGTCGTGAAAATTCTATTGACTTTGAAATATTTACAACATCATCTTCAACGTAGGGCATGTTATAAACAACAGGAGTTCTTTTAACACTCAAAATTTCATCAATAGCAGTATTTACCCTGCTACCTTTTGTTACCACATTGTTTACACCTTCAAGGGTAAGTCGTGTGCCTGATCCAATAGTGCTATACAATGCTGCACCAATAAATAAAGCATCAATTGGCTTTTCTTGAATAAAATTTGTAAGTGCTTTTCCAAACCCTTGGCGCTCAATCGGTTCATATAATGCTGTTAAAACTTTGCCTGTTTTGGTTTTAGATAGTTCTTCTGGAGTCTTTCCCCTAATAACTGCATCCATCCAATAATCTGATACTTCACTTACAAAATTAAATGCTGGTTTAAACTGCTTCTCAACTGCTCCCTCAACATCTCCAGTTTGTAGTTTCCCACTTAATGCAGTATTCGCATCTTTTATGAGATTTGCACCAAACCTATAAGTAAACAATCCCGTACTCATAATTAACGAACTAACCGAATTTACTATTTCTTCCGTATTACGTGGGATATTGGAAATTGCAGTACCAACAGAGAAGGGTTCTTCAGATATTGTCCCAAACTCTTTCTCACGTTGTTTTTCGATTGCTCTTTTATATACTTCTCCTTTTATGGATGGTTCTACACCTTCAACAGCCTTCTTAACTTTTAATTGCTCCCTGATGGGAAGTTTTTCGGATTCTTGTACTGGTTCGGGAGTCCCAACTTCGGGAGATAATTTACCCAATTCATCAGCAACTGGATTGTCATAAAACGAGCCGAAATAGTTATTTATCTGTGCTTGAGAAAATCCCCCCTGTGCAAGCGCAACCCTACGTTTGTTAACATAGCCCTGAATACTCTTATCATCAAAACCTGCTTCTCGTAATGCGGTTATTCTCACAGACCTATCCTTTTAAGATATTCGTTCTCTGATTCGTTTTCTTTCTTTTTTGGGTATCCACCTTGGGGCACAATAACTTCTTGCCTTGGAGGGGGCATTATGTTGCTTGTAGGGGATTTTTTGATACCCATTGCGTTTAGTCTTGCATTTATATCTTCATCTGACTCGTTTGTTGTTTTCCAATATTCCTTTAAATGTGGTTCTGAAAGTTCATACATTTTGTTTCTTAAGTCTGCACCCTTTAGTGGTGACTTTGCTAAATCGGCTAAAATTTCAGTAGTCGCATTTGTGTAATATATACTTCCAAGTTGCTTTGTTCCAAAACCTTTCAGTATCCCTTCGTAACCAAACATAGCTTTTAATGAAGCATCTGCTATTTTAAATACGTCTGAATTTGTCATATCCATTGTTTTTATCAAATTCTGTGCAGTTTTCCAACTATAACTATCTGATTCGGGGACACGACTTAATATCTCGGTTGCTGATAAGGGAGGCTGGTTAGGATCAGTGTTTCTCAATAAAAGATCAGCAATCGCCTTACCGTTATCGGTAGTATATGGAAGGTTTGTATTGTCAATAACCGCCTTGACTCGCTTATCTATAAGGTTATGAAAAAATGCTTTTGACCCATCCCCAGTGGGGTCTAAAATAGAATTATCTACTTCTGGATGAGTTAATGGATTCTTAGCATTAAAAGCCCTTGTGACAAAATCATCCTGTGTCCCGGTTATAATTTTCCCTAATTGTTCCTTAGCCTGTGCCTTTCTAAAGTCCTGTTCTCTCGTATACGCAGCTATTAAGGCATTTCTTTCAGAAGGTGTAAGCCCAGGAACTTCCTTTATTCCTGCAATAGCTTCTTTTCTTGTTGAGGCTGTCATAGCATCTTGCCACGCCAGGTCATAAAGTCTTTGCCTTCCTGCTTTCTCAATATCTACCAAATCAACTAACAAAGTATTAGGATTCACATGATTTGTGTTTGCAGAATCTTGATGTAATTTCTTGGCTTCTTCTACTGTTTTAATCCCGTTTTGAACGTCAAGAAGAAGTCTTACTTTGCTTGCTTTGAAATTTTCACTGTTAAGGGCTTTAACCTGTGCCTCAACATGGTTAGATGATTCATTGTACCGTTTTAATATTTCTCGATCTATGGCTTTACCAAGTGCCGCTTTTACATGAGGTTTAAAGTCGGGATACTGTTCAAGGATTTCGCGTTTCTTGCTTTCAAGGGCTTCTAACCGTTCTTTTACTGCTTCGGGATTAGCTTTATCAAAGGCATGACTGTTATTCCAGTTAACCTGATCGTTTATTTGAGATTTAGCAAACTCATTTGACGCATATTCGGCGATTGCGAATTGCCTATTATCTTCAAGTTTTGCCTGTACCTTCATGTAATCTTCAGCCGCGCCGGTGATTGCACCACCTAAGCGTGACAACGCTTGATATTCACCGGCTCTTGCATTGATAGGCATTAACGGTGGTGCCTGCTTATAAGGTGTCATCACCTCACTACCCTTGCCGCTTGGTAAAACCTTCTTCTCGTATTTAGTTATCCTAGGCATAATTTATCCTATTGGTTTATCTTTGAAAATTGATATTGTCTGCTTACGCCTGAAAGCAATGTTGCTGTTGCGCCATAGCGTCCGGCAGATGCAGCATATTGACCCTGCTGCGCTGTAATGTCTCCCCGTGTCCTTAACTGACCTGCTATGCGTTCACCCTGTAATGAAGCAACCCTGCCCCTGTCTCTTATCGTATCTGCTTCCTTAACAGCGTTAGCCCATATCATTGCCACATCTTCTTCACCTTCTTGTGCGGATTCTCTTGCAACATCAACCGCTGTTCCCCCATACCTAAATCCCGATATAGCTTCTTGTGTTCTCTGATAAGCTAAAAGTTTTTGTATATCTCTACGTGCAAATGTTACCTCAGCAAGTCCACGTTCCTTAACCGCAACAGCTTCGCGATTAGCGATGAGAAAGTTTTCCCTTGCGATTTCCTCGTTATCCTCGGCAGTTTGGTTAAGGGCGACTTGGTTCTGTTCCGCAATCTTTCTCGCGTCCTTGCCGGCCTTATACTGTGAATATGCTGCTAACCCAACACCTGCTAATGATATTCCTGTGGACATGTTATTTCCTCAACTTTACATAACGGATATAGTTTTCTTTATTCGGGCCATAGTTTATCATCATGCCTTCAGGAATGAAGCCCAACCTGAGTATGCTTGTATGTGCTTTCTTAAATGTGTATAGAACATTAGTCTGTATTCGGTGGAATCCATCGTCAAGACACTTGTTTATAAACTTCATCATGTTGCGGTAAACTGCAATATTATGCTTACGCCCTTCAGGTGATATTATCATCCAAACTTCACCAACACCTTCCCAAAATTTAATAATTCCACCAACTGCCAATACTGTGTCATCTTCAAGTAAGCTTATCGCCGGACCACTATTCGCGTATATCTCTGCTCGTTCTTCCAAGTTTCCGATATTCATTAAAACATCAGAATCAACATCGTCTTTTTCAATCTTTATCATGTGTTCAGGTTCAAACTTGACAACTCGCAACATATCAATCTCCGACATTTACTAAAGGTTCTATTGCCAGTACCGTCAATGGTAATGGCTGTTTCTGTATTATCCTTATATATCCGTGCCTGTCCCACCCTCCAGGGAACGGTACATTTTTATCTCCTGTGAATAATGGTGGTGATGTACCCATAGGGTCCCCTGGCTTTCTGAAAGGTATCGTATCGATAGTACCTTCAGAACTTCCAACATTAGCTCCAAGAGTCTTGTAGAACCTTACAAGTATATGGTGTATCTTTTTCCTTTTACCCTGTGAAGAACCGCTTCCTTCTTTGGTTTCCAAATCCATTGGTTCAAGAATCGAAGTATAAGGAATCCCGACGATTACTACGGATGACGTTGTTGTACGTGTGATCTTACCGGAAGTTACAACCTGATTTGGTTCTGGTGCCCCATCTGCAAGTATTGAAACTGTTACTCCCTCAAGGTGGTCTAATCCTGAAACTGAACTCGCACCAGTCCCATCATACTTTAATCCCGAATCAACAAACCAGCAATCCGCCTTAGTATCCCCAAAATCAGGAGCCATATATTCTATGTATCGTTTCCATTCCCCGTCTATATATCGTCTTACTATAAACCATACCTGGTCATGATCTGAAACTGAAATGACTTCAACATCTTCAAACAATCCGGTACTCGTAGAGCTTCCTGTGGTATGCAAGTGCCATGCTGTTATTTCCTGTGCTTTGTTGTAAGTAAATGCTGCAATCGTACCATCGTTTAAGACACACCATAGGATTGAATCAGGTTCATTCTGAAACGCATACGACTTAATACCAGTTGATGTAATGTGTTCTGCGAATATTGTTAATTCTGGTGGGTCACCAAAGTTGTCCTGAACATAATCATAAATCAGTTCCCGTATCTTCTTCCCGGCCCGCTGAACAAACAAAATAGCGTTCCCTGCTCTTTTACCGGGAATAGCCGCACTGCCATACCGTGACACCCTTCTGGCTTTTCGTGCAGTTGGTGACATTGCTTCATCGGTTGCCCCTGAAGATATAACCCACTCTGAAGCCCCCGTGCCTGCGTGAAGAAACCTTCCAACATTGATCCATAAAAGAACATTATCGTCATCAAGGGTTACGTTAAAGCTATCGTCTGCCGCTGTACCGGTGGTCATATCGTCGAGGTTTCCAGTTACGCTAAACCATATTGTTTGTGGCTTGTCGGAAGTGCCACCATAAAGCGACCTCTGTTCGTATAATGCAACATGGCCAGGATACCCACTTGCCGCTGACCAGTCCGCTGGCTGTGCTGTAAATGTTGATGTTGCAAGCGTCCAATCTACATGACTTGTTCGTGTAAGTATTTTTGGCGCGACAGATTTATTAACCAACCGCATTGTGTCGGCATTCTGAGCGAAACCAATATCGAACAATAAGTCGGTTGTATATGTTGACGCTACCTCTACCGGAGTAACACCACTTACTATTTGACCATTATCTTTGAAGAATCTGATATAATTTTGTCCAAATTCAAGTATATATGACTGTTCGACATTAAACTGAAACGGTATTAAACGCGATATAGTGGCACTTGCTTTAGCATCAGCGACATAGACTGTACCGAATCGTCTTGACGCACCACCATGAGGATACACAATCATGTTCTGAAGTGTACGGCAGGCATTAAAATACTTTGATAAATCCACCCTGCCATAAAGTCTTGGTGAGAAAATTCCCGCCGTGAAGTTGGTCAAAATCTGACTTGTTTTCATATACTTACACCTTTAATGTCTCGCATTAAGAAACGTATCAGTAGTTAAAGATTCCGGTGTTCCTTCCTGTGCGTCAACTGATTTGGCTATTCTCATTTTTCGTTCGTATAGTTCCCACATTTTATCCTGTTGAGTAGAACTACCCGTAAGTGCATAACAAATATCTGCGGCTAATCTTGCGGCGATAGCTTCCCTCATCAATAAATCCATTTCATTCACATCTGTGAGTCTTGCCAAATACAAAATATAACAAGTAGTCGCATCGGTTAAAAGAAAACGTCCCTCTATCTTCCAGTTATACCCGCTTTCTTCCTGTTCTTCCATTGACATAACCCTCAAACAGTATGGGTTGGTTGGTAGTGCATATTTGTAATCGTATTTCCATGATGGTGTAGTACCACTCTGCGCCAGAGACGTCCTTGCCATTGCACAATTCCACGGATATGAACGGATAGCCGCATCTCTATTATAAGCATATCTACCGTTACATAATCTTGCCGCCTCAGTATCTTCAGTCAACGAAATAATGCTTTTCTGCCCCAATATGAAGAGTGCTTGATTACATAACCCAACAATGCTTGCCCCGCCGGCAACTGACGAAGTTACCTCACCATAAGTAAAATTACCCGGAACATAGCGGTCATCGTCAGTAGCTAATTGTGAGGTTCCATCACATAGTATTGAATAAGTTACCGTATAATCGTATGCCGTAAAGTCATAGTAATAAAACCCATCACCAACTTCCGTCATTTCACCGGCTTCAACGGAAAGTGACCCGTCTGATATATCCCTTATATTTAATGTTGGTGAAAGTCCGGTAGCGTAAGCACCTGCCTTTTCAAAATAAACTTTTATCTTCATTTTGATTTCTCCATTTGACTTTTCATTTCTTGAATCTGTGCAAGCAAATCCTGTGATTGTTTGAAATCAGGACATATATGCAGAGCGTATTTAACTGCACTTTCAGCCACACCTAATCCACCTACTCTTAATAATGCTCTTGCATACTGATCGCAAACACCCCACCGAACCTTCCCACCATCATAATTTTCTATGCACCTCGAGGCGAATTGAAAGGCTTGTTCGGGATTAGTGAAGATATTGTAATAGTAAAGAACTGTAAGATATAAATTGTTGTACGGGTCACACTTAACCGCCAAGTTAATCCATGTCTGCTTATGAAGAAGTGCCTTCTTGTCTACTTCTGTTTCAGCATTTGGTGATACTGCAATCTTTACTGACCGGTCGTAATAGGAAACACCAAGTATCTTAACTAATGCCCAATACATTATTCTTCCTACGATTAAGGCTAAAACTATGGCAATAATGGGATTGAAAGTTATTATTGGTGAAGATGTACTAGCAAGACCACCCGCTAATGCCCAAAATGGGAATGCGGTGTGGGCTTCTCTGAGAGGGAAGAAGAAAAACCCATGCACCGCAAAGGCGATAACCGCCCCGGAGAGGAGGATGTTCTCCGTCCACAACAACGAACTGAATATTGCAAGAAAAAGAATGTATCCAATAATTCCAAGCTCGAATATTATTTCAAGATGATCGTTATGGATACGATGAGAAGTTGAACTTTCAACTGTTGTTCTTCTTGCATAAAAGTGTTTTAAAAGTTTGCTATTCAATAAACTTGGTATAATGGCAGGATATTCCCGTCTGAATGTTCTTAATCCATAGCCGGATAGTGGGGACTTTATTATAAGTAAAAGTGCTGCAAGAAAAAGCGATATTCTATTTGAAGTGGAAGCATAGAAAGTTTTGCCCCTTGAACGGCAAATTAAATATAAAAATATTAACATCATCGGAATAGTTGCCAGCATATATATCTGTTCTATACATGCAACATATAAAAGTCCTACGATAACAGCTACTTGTGCACCACGACATTTTACTAAACCTATTGCAGTGGCAATCAAGATAACGAGAGGAGCTATAAACCAAGATACATTAAACGTGAGCCACGTTCCCGCGAATAAGGGAATTAAAAGAAAAGCTCCAATGTGGTTAGAATTCCCGAAAATAGGATATTTCTTTTTGGGGTGTGGATTTTTGTAGAAAATTAACGATGCTCCGGCAAAGATTACTCCAGGAATGAATAATATCGGAAGAAGTATCTCAAACGGTATCGCTCTTGCGGAAAGAAAAACAACCAGCCCGCAAAGCATAAAGAACAAATCCTGACTGCTCTGACGAGAATGTGACCAGAAAACAGAAGCAATCATCCACAATGCAAAACACAACACATAAATAGTCGTCATGTCCCACACAATAGGTACTGTACCAGTTGCTAACCACATTATTAAAAATGCTCCAGTTATTACCATTGATACAAGATTTCTACCTTCTTCTCTTTGTTGCCACGAGAAAAAAGGTATAATCGCCGCTAACAAGAAAACATATCCCTCTCCGAACATAATTCCTCCCTTGGTTAAAGGGTGAGGGTTTCCCCCCACCCCGTAGTTTATCCTAGATCTGCACGCTCGACAAAAGTACAGGATGTTGCATCAATAGCCGTTATCCTGATTGAGTCCAAGAGTGTAGCCGTTGCGTGGGCGCATAGGATAATGTCACCCGCACTCATACCAGGGCAATTGGTTGTATTGAAATTGGTTAAAACTGTTGCCGAAGTAAGCGAGTCTCCTGTGTTATAGATATAGAGCTTAGTTGGCCCTACGGCTATACAATTAAGTCCTGCTGCTGCAAAAGCCATATCATCACCTCCTTAAGCCAGTAACGCGGTTGAAGACTCGTCACAGGATATTTTAACAATACCCTGTTCGTCTATAACAACTGCGCCACATGACATCATTGAATCGATAAGATATGCCGCTTTCTGCGGGACCCAATCAATTCTGGTCGTTATCGCTTTGTTTTCCGCAAGACCAACCGCGGTGCGGTGAAAAATGAAGTTGGAGCGGTCATTCGTGGAAAGAGGTAGTGCTGAATGGAAGAACCACTTGATTCCCCTCCAGTTGACCACCTGTGTTCCCTTCGTCCACACGAGATCAGTTATATAATCTCTGCTTTTAACTTCAGCTATGTTGATAAACTCTTCCCATGCCTGCGCCGAAAGAACTCCCCACCTGTCACCATCATCAGGAACATCGTTCTCATTAAGAGCCAGAATCGCCTGAAGAAGTTTATACTTGGAAAGACCTTCGCTACCAGTTGCAATCGCATTGGTAGTTACGGCGTTAAGAACCGTGAAGATTCGTTGATCTATCTCACGCCCCAATGCGCCTGCGCCGGCACGAGCATACAACGTCCTTTCATCGATGTTGTTCTTGATATCATCAAGATTATCGACATATTCAGGTGCATACTTGTCCGTACTGGTTACATCCTCATAGGAGTGGACGGGGTTCATAGGAACAACATCACCATTTCTGGCTTTGTCGGTCGCCGTACCCTTCCCGAGAAGCTGGAATCTGGCGATTTGGCCTGGGTTGAGTTTCTTTAACCGAACAGTGTTACGCAACTTACTTCCGTACTGCTGATAAGCCGCATGAACGTCTGAGTCATAATCGGTTGTGAAACTCTGGTCAATAGTATTAGCCATTGTCGTTCTCCTTTCATAATAGTTTTCAAAGCACGTTTACTTTGGTTGCCATTAAGAAGGAAAACGATTGCCAATGGGTCGTTTACTCTCTTGGTGGGCCTTTGTTTCTGTGGTTAAGAGTTAATTGTTTTGGGTTAGCTTACGCACCCATTGTTTCTGACAAATTTCTATTATACATTTCAACTTCTTTTATGTAAGCTGGATCTCTTTGCCCTGAATCGGAATACCTTGGGTCCATTTTCATACTTATAAGTTTTTCCATAGTGAACTCGCCAACTTCATGCTTAGGTTTCCCAATCGTCAACGCGTGTTCCCCTATCGCCTGTGAAGCCTTAAACATTCCCCTTACAACATCTGGATGATTTGCAAGTCCGGTATCTTTCAGCATCTTATTAAAATCAGGACCAAAGATTTTATCAATCGCCGTATCTGCCTGAGCGAGATTAGCCTCAAAATCAGCACCCCATTCCTTCTTAATCTCAGCCGTAGATTCCGTAGCAAACTTCGTTACCTCTGTGTTTTGTGCTTCGATCTGCTCTCTGACATTATCATTCCATGCTTTATGAAGTGCTGAAAGTTGCTTAGCCGTAACACCCTCTTTGTGTGCGATTTCAGCAAATGCCTTTGTTCGTTCAGCATCATATACCATTCCATCGGGCATATCTTTCGGTTCTGAAAGTTCGTATCCATCTGCTGTTTCTGGCCTTCCAAGAGAATTATAATAAGCACTCATCTCTTCAGGTGTCGCGTTCTCACCCGGTATAATCAATCCCTTTTCGTTCCTTAATCGACTGGAATCTTTTTCAAGTTCGATATAACCGGAAGCTAATTTTTCCGTAGTATCAAACTTCTCCATTGCCGTTTTCATTTCAGGCGCAAATCCCTCTCGATAATCACTTACGCTTCGGTCTTCCTGGCTTCCGTTTGGTGTCTGTCTCTGGTCGTCCATCTTTTTCCTCCATTAGTTCTATTATTCTTAATAAACAAATTGTTACCTCATCACTCTGATTAGTTACCACTGTCTTTATATCATTCCGTATCTTCTCAACCTTCTCCTTCATCAACATCCTCCTTCGGTAAATCCGGTGGTTCGGTTAAACACTTATCAATATCCAACCAAACACTTCTTCTTCCCTCATTGAATATTGTAAAGAACGGGTCAATCTTACCATCTACTATACTTTGAACAAGCGACTGAGAATCCTGTCCTGCCATCTTCCTCAAATCTTTTAGAACCGATGCCCCCTCAGGGCTTCCAAATACCGCCTTCCACCTTTGATACCTCTCTAATCTCTTTGGGTCTTTCATCCTCCAATACCTCCGTGTAAATCATCATTTGTTTTTCTTTATCAATGAATCTCTTAATATTTCCCTCTGGATTCATGCCATGTCCTCTCAAATACTGTGCAACAAAGAACCCACTTCCCATTGCCGCCAAGTCTTTCATTGGTAACATTACTTGACGGGTTCTCATGGTGCTCCTATAGTTCCGGTTAATGCTCCCAAAAGTCCCTCGTTCGGGTCAGTTTCAGAGGCCATTTTTGCCCCCTCAAGAGTAGCCCCAATATCCTGTGCCAGTTTGGCTTCTGCCTCTGCCCGTGCCCTTTCTTCCCTCATCTCCCTCACCCTTGACGGACTTTCTGATACCTTTCTCAACGCCGGATACAACTCAACAACTGTCTCGTAATACTTATCACCACTTATAGCATCTACCATTTCAGGCTTTATCTGTGCGGCAGGTAAAAGCATTGTAAATGCGTTCTGAAGTTCCTGTGCCTCGTAAAGTCTCTGAGCCTTCGCAATCGGTGATAAATAAACTATCTTAAAATCTAAAGACTCATCTGCCACCCCTAAAACATTGGACAATTTTGGAAACTTCCCTGCCCTGAAAAGTATCCAGAATGAACGTATAATTATAGGCTTTAAGAGTTCCTCCATGAACCTGTTAAGCAACGGCCCCAAGATTTTAAGATTCTCGCTAGCAATCTGAATAATTTCCTGTGCTGTACGGGGCTGTCCTTCTTGTTGTGTCCTGAATTGCTTATAAAAGAAAAACTCCCTTATCTGGTTACGTTTCTGTTCGCATTTCTGCTCAAAGTTAGGCATCATCTGGAACTGACCTGAACCGTAAAGAGGTTTAGCATCCGCACCGGGTTTATCCCAATTTGAATTGTAAGTCACACCACCTGGCCCGGTTTTAACCGGCAACGACATTCCCTCATCAGGAAGAACCAAAGGCGGATCAGTAGCTTTCTGCCATGCCCTGAGACCTGTCTTTTCCATCGTGTTGAGCATCTTAACATCAGGTAGTGCATTCCATCCCAAACCTCTCCCATACCCCTCCCCGGAACTGAGAAATAGTCTAGGTACAGCGTATGGCATTTCTTCATAACCGCCTTCATCAAGAACTATCTTTTCTTCTATAGCGATATAAGCTGAAAGAATGGGTTTGTTTACCTTGTCCTGCTTATAATTCCCTTTCTTGTCTATCTCCCTATCTGATCTTGGACGCACAATATGGACAATATCAAATTCTTCGTTTTCCTTATCTCCACTATCAGTAAGAGCTTTTATCATTTGAGGGGTAAGTTTACTATCCGGCCATTCCTGTCTCGCCTGCCGCGCTGTCATCTTTCGTGCTCTATAGACGGTATCTACATCCCCCTCGGAATCTTCATCAGTATATATCTGGCTTAATGGAATCGGCATAAAGTTAAGAGCCGTTTTCTTTCCCTGTCCTATAAATAACCCTGATTGCCCAAATCCTATTATTTCTTCATACACCCCATCAATATTTGTATAAAAATTACTTGAATGATATTCCTGCGACATCACACCATTTACTTCGATTAAAGCATCCTGCATGGAAGGGTCTTTGTTAAGCTCCTTATCCGACATTTCAATCCCATGCCACGGCAACGCCGCATTCGTCAGCATCCCGTTAAGTCCAGCCTTACAGACATTAATAGCATCAATCACTGTACCATCAAATATCTTTTCCATTGTCTTGGCACCCGAAGTTTCCTTACTCAGAAAGCTCGGACGGTTCGGCAACTCATAATCTCGTATTTCCTGCCAAACAGAATCAAAGTTACTGCGATCTGTCTTTTTCTCTCCAAACCGCGTGATGCAAGACTCAATTTCTTTTGTTGTCAACATAATTTAGACCTCATAAATATGCAATCCCACTATGAAATCGAGGGTCGCAGAGTCTGTTTCACAGGCTGCTTTAACCCATACCTTATTATTACAGGTAATTCTTGGCATCACAAAAAGAATAGAATCTGATTTACCTGTTGTTGCGGGGAAATAACCAACAATCTCTGTAGCGATAGTCGCATCTCCTATTGCTCCTGTTCCATAAAGAAATTGAAGTTTATAAACCTTACTCGTAGCAGAAACCGCAGTAACAAGAATCTTGTGCATATCAAAATATTTAAGTGGATTCCCCGCTTCAACTTCATCTCCATTGGAAATCTGTACCGCTGTACCATACGCTGAACCAGCCCCTGCCACCACCTGCCATTCCGTCAAAACATCAGGATCAAGAAAAGTATCACCCGCAGATTTCCCATACCAATGCTCTCCGGTATGTAAGTGATGTTCTACCTTTTCAACTTCTGCAAGAATTACCGCAGCATTATTGGGATTTTGTGCATACATTTAACCAAACCATGACAAAGTTAAGTCGCCAGCGGCTTTTGCAATAATCCCAAGACCAGCAACTGATTTTAGTGATCTCAATTCGGGATTCTGCTCAAGTGCGGCATTTGTCAACAGACCACTTGCATCCGTGCTACTTGCCGCATATACCGTAGAAGTCAGGGCGTTGCTTGTGTACTGTACGAAGAAATTGGTCGAACATGAAAACAATACATGCTTCGCGCCGGTTGGAACTGTCAACGTAACTCCCGTGTTGGCCACAAGCAATAAGTAATCCACATGTGAAGGTTGTCTCATGCCAATGGCTACCTTGCCGAGTCCGTCTTGTGTTAAAACTAAAGGAATCATAATTCTCTCCTACAATTTATTTCATTCATATTATTCTCCCAAGAGGGTCTTTAGTTGTACCGGGGCTTGACTTAATAATCCCCTTGCACCACCTTTTGTGAAATACTTCTGCGTCCCTCTGCGTCTACGAGTAGTTATTGCAGCCTTTTCTTTTGCGCTTTTATCCGCAGTCGCTTTTTCAGAGGCACTTTTATCAGCAGCGGCAACCTTTGCAGCGGCAACCTTTGCAGCGGCACCGGCCTTAGCTTCAGCGGCAGCCTGTGCTTGTGCCATACTTGCCCCGGCTTTTAATTTCGCTTCTTCTATATCAGCGATTGCTCCACCAACCTGTGCGCCAATACCCGCTCCGGCTGGACCGAAAAGCATAGTGCCGATTGTGGCATGTATGGCTACATCTTTTTCCTTACTCCCCGTAGTCTGAAAAGTCACGGCTTTTGTCACTTCCTTTGGAACTTGTTTTGGACTCCACTTGTCAATCTCTTTGGGTATTGCTTTTTGTACTGTTTGGACAACGCTACTCATAATTCACCTCACCCAAACGCTACCACTCCCATATCAGCGGGAGGAAGTTTGTTCATCCTTGATACCCTGTCATAAGGGTCTTTCCATTTTGTGTTACGTAATGCGATCCTGTACGCCATTTCACAGAAATCATCCTTTTCCTTTGATGGCTTAAAAGTATCAGGGTCATACATCCAATCCTCTAAATGTTCTATAACAACTCCCATATCCTTGAAAATATACCTTGATGGCATACCGTTCTCTGATAAAAACGAATCATTCAACATCGAAATGCCATTATCCTTATCCTTAGATGCGGTGTCAAGTTTATAATTATATGACCTGAAAACCTTATCCATTATCTTATAAACCGTTTCAGCTTCCAAGTGGGCATTCTCATCACCCTTTGCTAGCGGATCAATCGTTATCGAATTAACAAACAATTCTTCTTTTCGTATCTTCCTGACAATTTCTTCGGCTATATACTTCGGATTACCCTTCTCGTAAATAAAATCGTACATATAATGGAAATCTTTCTGACCCGTAGCCTCAAACAATACCGCCCAGGGCTTCGATGGATGGAAGTCTATCGAAATATCAACTATATAATCAAGTGGAATTTTAAACCTGTTCACAGTATGAACATCCCTATCAAAATTAGGCAATACCAGATTCCCCAAATACGAAGGTTTACCCTTAATGCGGGCTTCTATTTCATCTGCTTTAAGAGTCTTAACGAACTGGTCAACGCCTTCTTGTGTCAGTCCGTAACCAACATTAACCGAAATATCCGCATTCACGCTGAATACACTTAAATCAGGCTCACCATTCACCAACCTTGCCTTTATAACCTCCCGATGTATCCACGCTTCCTTCAGCAAAGTAGCAACGAACAGTTCCCTGCCCTGCCTATCAACCAACCCTCTGGCCGCGGCTATTCTGTTCGCTCTCTTAGGCGGTTCATCCCATATAATCAAATCACCCGACCATCCTTCAAATGTATCCGATTCCTGGTTATTTGACATAATTTCCAAAGTTGAACCGGTTGCTTTATCTTTCCATAACGCCTCAACGCCCTGATTGTTCTTCTTCGTCTCAACTGCACGACACTGAGGCCACATTTTCTTCAATTCAGGCTCAACAACTGTCTTTACGTGACTCTCCCACCCCTGCCCTACATATCTTACCTTACGAGGGTCTTTATGGATAAACGGTATCTTCTCACCACTCCATGGCCATTCACCAAACATCACCGATAACCCTATGACTACACCTATAAGAGTTTTTCCAATCCTGTTGGCTCCGCAGGCTGAGAAAACCTTCTTGTTAGGGTCATCCCACGCTTCAAGTAAGGCAACCTGTAAAGGATTCGGCTGCCATATACCACCCTCTCTGAAATGATATATACGATTCGCCCAGAATAACTTCTCCAGCTCTGCAAATTCTTCCTTTATTTTTTCGGCTACTTCAACCTTCTTCACTAGATTTTCAACCCCAAAACTTCCTCCTGTTGCTCCATGAACTCCAATAAACCATAATACCTGTACGGTTCTTTAGCGTCTGGATGATTCTTGCCATAAGTCTTAACGGCCATACTCTTCCCATTCCAATATTCAGTCAAATAAACGAACTCCCCGTCTATCTCTGCCTGCGCTTGTACGTGGTCTACTCCTTTACGAAGATTGAAGACTGTAATCCTTACCTCGCATTTCTGGTTTATCGCAAAGACTGTGGCACAGAAGATGGCAGAAGGAACACAATGGGTATCGTATTTTATCTCTGCTTTATCCTTCTTCCACAAATTCCACTTCATTATGCTACCCTCAACAACTGCCAGTCATATCCCGCAGGATCATTGAAATTTATATTCGCAGTATCTCCGAACCAGTTCTGCACATCACCTGCTTGTGTGCTAATAAGGTGGAAGCCGGTTGCGTTGCAGTCGGTTACTTGTTTGATGGAAACCTCATCAAGTAATTCGTATAGACCTGCTCCAGAAGTAATAATCTGAAACCATAGTCTACAGGTAGCCTCAACCATTGTATAGTACCCGCCATGCTCTGTCCATGAAGCATCTGTCACGGTTGCCTCATAATACCGTGTCAGATCACCGTAGAGTATATATAAGTGATTAGCAGTACCTTTTTTTGAATAACTCGATATTAGATATAAACCCTTTGCATTAACAGCGGGCAATATCTGCACCGCAGGATTAATAAATCCAGCATCATATTGCAATTTAAGACATTTATCGTATGGAGCACCATCACCAGAATCAAATATGAAAAAGGTAGGGTCCCGATATATCGCCCACCCTGTAGGTGGAATTGCTCCAGTAGCTCCTGTCCAATCTGACCCATTGGCAATTAAATTTCCCCCCAACGTCTCCCCACCACCTACCGCACCAACAAACCCAAAGATGGACTTGCCAGCACTGTCAGTTATCTTTGCGAGATACTTGTGATTACCAGAATCCGCTCCCGTGTAAATGTCGGGAACCAAAGTGGACAAATCCACCCCCCAATCAGCAAAAGCGGTTCCGTCAACTAAGCTGAGGCGGGAATTGGCTAGGCTGAAGGAGCCTTCAGCAACCAAATAACTCTTACGAGGTCGAATATAATTAAAATCCTTAGTATAAGAACTCAATATTAAACCATCAATACTAGATAACGGACGACTATACTGCATTAAAAACCACCATATGACCTAACCAACTTATCCTCAAGACACCTGATATACCCCACAACATCCTCCGGGTTAGACTCCATCCAAGCACGAAGCTCACACTCCCCGGCAACGTCCTTCTCCGCAAACCAATTAAAAAACCAACCAACTCTCTCAAATATACCCATCTAAAAACCCCCTATGGCAAATCCCTCAAAAAATAAACCAAAATAAAAAAACCTGCCGGAACACTCACAACACAAAAAAACTTCAATATAAATAAAATGATTAACATGGCCCTACTCTTGGGGACGTAACCTCTCATAAAAAACCCTTTTGTAATTTTCGTATGGAGGGACAGATAGATAGATAGAAGCCACCGTCCTCAAAACCCGGGGGTGGGGGGTCCCCTCCTTAGAATTACTAATCATTATCCTCACCACTCTCATGAATCCACACATACCGTGACACGCTCAATAGGTCATCAACCACCAACACTCCATTACATATATCATTACGTACTGTCCCCTCTGCTCTGCCTGTTACCTTTGCAATGTCCTGCACTGTGTATGTGTGCCTGGTAGGGTGTCTGCCTCTCCCAAAGTTAGGTGACTGCATACCCTTTTCCCTGCCCTTTTTTAGCTGTTCCGTGTCCATATTCCCCTCTTAGTTATATTAATGCGATGATAAACATAATCAATAAGGCATACTATCATACCAGCTTACCCTCTTTAGCGCCTTGTAGAGCATCCTCGGGCGTTACATCAATAGCATCAGACAACATACCCTTAAGCTGTGCATATCGCTCCTGCAATGCAATAGGGTCATAACTAACGATAGCGCTGGCCTCCCCTCTAAGTGTGTGAATCTTATCTTGTAATTGGGCCACAGCAAGTACCCTGGACCCCATTGGAGCCTTTTTAATATCCCCATCCGTTAAGGATGTTACTATCCTTTGTTGTAGACTCTCAAATACTAAATCCTTGTTTTGTTTGTATTGTCTTAGGGTTGTTATGCCTGCATTGTTTAATCTCTGTGTTACATTAGAGGGTGTGCATCCGATAATCTTACTTATCTGTGCGTGACTTAGTTTCTTCACTTGGGATAGTTCGATCAGTGTCTCTATAGGTATGCGTTTTTGTCGTTGTATGGGTATAGTGGGTAGTTGATCATCAGGCGGGATTGTGATTTGTCTTGCTGTGTCCTTACTCATGGCTCATCCTGTAACTACTCGCCTAACAGTTTATCAATCACTTGCGCCCTGTCGGTGATTTCATTCCTGCGGCTTATAAGAGCTTTAAAGTCTACCTCTTTTAATGATTAATGGAGCACTGTGTAATCTTATTTCATTATTGGGCTTTTTTTTACGCACCTTTAAACACCTTATTTGCTTGACTATTGTTTCTACTGCGTAATTTACTGTGTAATTTGTTTCGCATTTACCTGTATTATTTCATAGCGGTCATCTCTTGTCAAACTTTATTTACTATCGCTTAGTTGTTGTTATCATTGCACAATTCATTTTATTACTATTATTACTATCGGTGGCACTATAGTTGCTTATATATAATTGAGTTCTAAAAATAAACGGAGGTCATCATGAAAAATCTAGCAGAAGTTTTTGAGGGTCGCGATAGTGATGGAAGGTACTGGAGCATCATAGTTGAGGACGATGACAACGTTCAAAGTTTTGGCAAGTTCCGAGATAAATTCGACGCTTGGGATAAGGCAAATGAAAAGGAAAGGAATAGAGACATGAGAGGATCAGACAAACAAATTAAGTGGGCAGAGGGGATTAAGGCAAGTATGCAACAAGATTTTGACGCTATCCGCACACAGTTTGATGGCAATGCAATAGCAACCACGGCAAAGGGGGCGAAAGCGGAAGCAACAAGAACGCTTGGAAAGGGATATCACCACCATACGTTAGTCATAGCAATTGAGCATGAGGATGGACAAATCGAAGAAATTGCATCAAAGCCGATGATAGCGAAGAAATGGCTAAATGATGCACATTAACCATTTACCCTGCTTTCCGCGGAGGACGGAGGGCAGCGCAAGGAGTTAAATATAAGAGGGAGGTAAGAGAAATGAGAGACACAAAAGAATTTTACGAGTTAAGGGAGCATTTTGAACCAGAATAACCACCTGAACGCCCGACGATCCTCTCAGATCAACTTTCAGGGGTTCGTTGGGGTGTAGGTGCCAACTAAGAAGAGGGAGGGCTTGGAATGTATATTTTGACGCATGATGGGGAAGAGGTTTTTAGAGGTTCATTCTTTGATTGTATTGAATACCTTGCAACGCAGGTTAGCAGTTGGTCGATCAAAGCGGCTGTAGATGCCGGTTATCAGATCGAGGGGGTGTGAAATGCAACGGATAATTGACACATTGCAGACAGAAATGAAGAAGAGGGACAAGATAATCGAGGACATGGAGGGCACAATCTCGGTTTTTAACTACGAGATTGATAGGCTTAAAAGGATTGTCAAAGATCAGGTGAAGACTATAGCATCTTTACAATTAATAAACAAGCAGTTGAAAGGAAAGGAGGTGTTTAATCTAATCCACAATCAACGTTGAGGTTATGAGACTGGCTGTCCGGGGATCCTGGGCAGCCTTTTTTATGCTGTATTAACATTCCCCTTCTTTCAAAAACGCGGCTATCATCTCTCTTTTCCCACCGTGGCGCTTAATTGCAGCCTTCAGATCATCCAAGTAGTTTGGACACTGTCATAGCTTTACAGGCAGTTTCACTCATTACTTCAGTCACAGTGATAGTTCCGTCTCTTAGGCCATCGTCGTAGAAATTCCAATCGATTGATTTATAGGGCATTTTATCTCTCTCCCTCAAAATGGTGATTTCTCAGTTTTCTTCCTGCTGTTTTCCCCAACAAACTTCGCAATTTCATCGGAGTGTTCCAGTATGCCTTCAGCCTTCTTCACGCCGAATGATACTAAAGTCCGTTCTTCACCCTCCCTGTCCATGTAGTTGATTAACAGTACCGGGAACCCTTTAAACTCTCCTATTTTTGTGTACGTCTTACCCATTATCTTATTATCTCCTTATGTTGGTTTAGTGTTGCTATCGCCTTGCCATAATGCCCCTTGCGATAATATGTAAGGAACTTTCGGTAAGCATACTCTGATCGTAAATAGTAGGTGTATATCTTCTCTTTAATCATAACATTGAGTTCATACACGCCGTCTTGTAGTAATGTGTCTAAGTGGTTAAGCTCTCGCATAATTCATCCACGTATTCCCTTTATGCTGTGATATTAACAGCGAAATGTTGGCACCACATTCCTCGCATTCAAAAATGATCGTAAGTCCTTGCCGTCTGGAACTTGGATTGCGATGCATTCTACGGTTAGTCACTAATTCTTGACCCTCTATAGTTACATGCAAACCTTCTGGTGAATCCTCCATTGACCTGTTAAATACTTCAACTCTACCTTGATGCAGATACAGGCAATTACAATATGGACATTCCAACATTCTCCCACCAGCCGATGTAAATCTTTCTTCCCCTGATGTTACTTTCATAATATCACCCTATTCGTGGAACTTTTTAGTGTCTGAATTAAAATGAAGCTTAAAACTGCCTTCATCACCTCTTACCCTGTTCTTTTTTATGTATAACACGCTATCCGGTATTATTTTACCATTTGCTTTTCCTGATTCTCGTTCTTCTTCGTCAGGACGGTGCATAATCAAGACGTTATCGGCGAGGTTGGTTATGTCCCCAGTTCCCATAATATCCACCTTCCCCGGCCTGTCGCTGTCCCTTGCCCCCTTCCGTGGATGTGCTACGAGATGCACATGACATTTAAACTTGTGTGCAAATCCAGTGAGCTGGTTTATGAATGCCTTGTGTTCTTTCAGCTCTTCACGCCCAGGGAATTGTACTTTCATTAAACTGTCTATCAGGAAGTGCTTTACACCATATCTTCGTGTAGCGTATTCAAAGTTATCTAGTATTATAGCAGGCGATAGACTATCCAAAGAATTTAAAATATAGAGATGTTCATTAACTGCATCTATAAAGTTCCGTACTTCCCACCCTTCTGGATATGCTTTCTCAGTAAACTGCCTTGCCATCCATCCCAAGTACCGTACAACAGGCATCTCAAATGATGCTATGCACCCCTTAATGTTTTGCTTAACCAAATGCAAAAAGATTTGATTTAGCATAGTAGATTTCCCTGCACTATTCCTTCCAGACCATATCGTAAGCTCTGAATCCCGCCACCCACCAAGTATGTCGTCAAGATACCCAAAACCAGTCGAAGTTCCTCTGTCTTTATTGGGGTTGTTAAATGAATCTATAATATCTTCTGTAAATTCATCAGGTGAAGCCAGCATCGGAGGCGTAAAATCTTCGGCTGTTACTAAACAGTCTTGAATGGTAGTTTTATCCACGCTATTTTTAAGACATTCATTAGCATCTTTGTAAGGGAATTTTGCAGTCCTGCACCGCCATAACCCTAACTTTTGAGCTAATTCAAATGCCCCCTTCTGCCCTGCTATGTCTGAATCAAAACAAATATAGATCGTTTTGTATTTATTTATCCAATCCCATTCATTTTCCAGCCAACGGAAATCCTTTACACCATTTGAAACTGAAACCGACTCGATACCATATTCATGTAATGCCATCGTATCATATTCGCCCTCGGTGATAATCAGCTCGTTTGTTTTTACATTGTCTCGATTGAATAGTATCGGCTCTGCATTCTTTTCTGTCCACATTGTCTTATCTTCTATACTTCTATACTTTACATTTACTAATTCTCCATCTTTAAAAAATGGGAGCATAACTGTATTGCCATTATGTTGACCTATCTTGAAATATTTTATGGTTTCTTCTGAGAATCCCCTACTCTTCAGGTATCCAATAACTTTGGTATCCGGTTTTTTAGTCTTAACTTCTGGTTTTATATATACCGGTGCTTTTTGTGAATAGAACGTCCTATCGCTATTCAGGTGCTTCGGCTCGTCTCCCAGCGCCTTCTGAAAATCCCAGAATGAACCCTTCATCCCGCAGCTATTCTGGTGCATACACATAAATGCGCCGTTTTCTAAATTGATTGCGAACTTCTTCTGCCGATCATCACAGAAACAGCAATTCATAATAGCTTCACTTTGCCCGTTCCTGTTTTTTTCAGTCCAGTTGAAACCTTTGCTTGCTAAGTATTCCCGTATTTCCACGTCAATCTCCTAATGAGGTTGCATATGCATCTTTATAAAATGGTTTTTTCTTCATCATCAACCTATCAAACTTTTCTCTCAGTTTTTCCGTAGACAATATATTGCTTCTCCAAAAGTCATCACCTTGAGCATATAATATAATTTGCCGTATATCTTCTGGCGTTCTTTTATCTATCCGTAGCATGAACTCAATATTCTTGGACCACTTTTGAAGGTTAGGTTCTCGATGCTTTGGGTTGTTCTTTTTGATCTCTAAAAAGAGTAATTCGGCTAGTCTGTATTCGGTAGAATCGGACATATATTTCTTTAAAGATGAAGACGAAGATGAAGATGAAGATGAAGGGGGTACTTTTTGCTTACCATTTTGCCCACCATTTTGCTTAAGCAAAGGGGAGCCTCCCATCCTTCCTGATTCTATTCTAACTTCACGCAACTGTTCATCTTTCACCATTCTCTTATTAAATATACATCCACTTTTATCCTCACATAAGGCACCGTATAGAATCAATTCTTTGAGCCTCGTATGGTATGTCTTATGATGGATTCTTAGCAGTCGTGCAACGTCCTTACCGAGTGGGATAGAACCGTTTATAGTTAAAAATCCATAGGGCTTACTTTGGTGCATCAGGCACATAATATTTATCAATAATCCTTGCGCTTCAAGCGAACAGGACTGAAGTTTAATATCATTTAGCCAATCGGCAGGATAGAATTGAAACGCTGGTCTCTTCATGGTGGTCACCTTAAACGTACAAAGGGCTATACAAAGCGAGGGTCACGGCCTCTTCCAACGCAGGGATGCGCTGTCCTTGTATAGCCCTTCCTAAATTTAAATTTATCCGGAATCCGTGACATTCCATTGGTTTATTGCCTCTCTTCTACCTTCTACCATTATACATCTTTAATTGCAAGTGTTTTTGCTTTTTCGGGTTCGTCAGTAAAAACGCATCTGTCAACCATTTCGCATAATATCCTCTTTACGGTTTCGCGTGAGTCAAATTCGCTATGGCATATCATCTGGTCATCGATTCTTTGGAATACGTATTCCCCGAATCCTCTTGACGTTTCTGCCCACTTTATTATTATGGTAGGGATATCGTCGTAGTTACAACCGAAGTACAGGTTTTGTTTTTTCCGCACATCACCATCCCATCGTGGCTTTGAAGTATCGTCAAGCCAGACATCGGTTTTTAGTCCATCAAACATTTTCATCTATTGTCCCCTTTCCAAACGTCTGGACTTCAGTTGTTCGGGATTTCCGAACATCTTGATTCAGTAACTTCATAATATCTTCGTGCATGAACCGGAACGCACGTTTAACATCTTTTTCCAAGGATAGTGTGAGTTGTCCTGTTTTCT